GCCAGCTGCGAGAACCAGCTTGGAGACAGGGTGAGTACCAGCATCGACCAGTGCGCCATCAGCACGGGCAAAGCCGAAGATACCGATGGAGGCCCACTCTGCCAGGAGCTCTTCGAGACGGTGGTACTGGATGCCGCGAACGAGGCGGATCTTGTACTTCTTGAAGTCGCCGAACAGGACCGGAGCCTTTCTTGCGCCGATGTTGTCCATATCGGCATTCAGCACGTACTCATGGCCGAAGATCGTGGCGCGTGCGCCATTAGCCATATCCGGCTGCCAGATATAGCGGCCATCCTGATCCTTCAGCTTCATCACCTCAACGAGCGTTGCCGCATTGAACATCCACTTGGCGTTACGCCAGTATGCGGCGTTAGTGCCTTTCATCAGGTTCAGGAGATCGTCTGCGGTCAGGTAGTCGTGAGCGGCATTCACACCGAAGGCCGCGGAAACGATACCGCGCGGAGTGGTGGTAGCGCTGTAGGCGGCGTTGGTGAAGTGGTCGTTCATACCACGGACAAACTGATCGGAGAGCAGATCGACGACCAGGGATTCGATGTCGAACTTGCTGTCCTGGAGCAGCTCGTAGGAGATCGGAACGAGTTTCGTTCGATAGGAGAAGGCGCCGAGCTCGACCTTGCCGAAGTTGATGGTATTGCTACGGGAGCCCTGTGCGTATTCGCCAACGATCTCAGCCTTGCTGGAGGTGTCGTTGATGGTCGGGAAACCGAGCTTTTCGCCACCGGTGGTGCGGATGACATCGCAGGCTTCCATCATACCGCCCTGGGCGATGATGGCCTTTTCGATGCGATCTGCGATCAGGGTAGGCATCAGGTTGGCGCCATTGACGCCACTGATGTTTTCGCGCTCCTCGCGAGTCAGCGAAGCAAGGGCCGCGCGGCCTTCCAGGAGGATGCTGCGGAAGATTTCAACCTCACGCTCGCCACGTGCGCGGCTTTCGCGTTCAGCGTCGTTGTTCACGGAGTTCTCGCGCTCCATCTGGACGCGACGCTCCTCGATGATGATCTGAGCCTCCACATCGCGATACTCGGCCATCAGTTTATCCCAAGCGGCCTGATCTTCTGCGGAAGCCTGCTTGCCGGACAGCGCCTCGCGCTTCTCGACAATCGCAGCGTACAGCTTCGCACGCTGCTCGATGAGTTTTTTAAGCATAGTGATGATTAAGGGTTAAAAATTGGAAATCACGTTCACGGCGCTGCGATTCGATGAGCGCTGCTGCGTCTTCAGCTTCTTTCTTGGCCGCTTCGCGATGGTTATCGCGATCAGCCTCGGCGCTACGGGCATCCACGGATGTCTGCTCATATGCCGGATGTGTTACAACTGAGACGTCGTACACCTCGGAGATCTTCATAATCGTCCTCTGGTCCAACTGGGCCGGATCCTCATCGGACAGCCATTCCCAGCTGCTCTCGCGAACGACGAATGCGAACGAGCAGCCGGCGATATCGCCACGGCGGATCAGTTCGAGAACGTCGTTAGCTACGGAAGTGTTAGGGAGCTCGGCGGAGAAATACAGGCCGCGCTCATCAACCTTAAGCTCAAGCGTCCCGGAAGACGTGCGAGCGAGAAGATTGTTGTTGTCGTGGTTGAAGTTCAGCACACACTTCGTGAAATCACACTCGTCGAATGCGCCACGGGCGATGTGCTCCTCATACCACGATCCGATTTTGGCCCTCTCGTCGAACACGGCTGCATAGCCACTGATGCGACGGGATTCCTGACCGTCCTCGCGCTGTTCGAGGCCGATTGAGATGATGTGCGCGCGGCGCTCAACCATCCCTTCTTTTTTCAGTTCTTCTTTATTCATCGCTTGAATTGTTATTGTCTTCTTTGCCGGCATCGGCCGCATCCTGCATATTCAGCTGGACGAAGTAGCGGTCTCCGCCTTCGTAGGAGTTCATATCTTCGAGCTCGCGGATCTCGTTCGCGTTCATAGCGCCGATCATCGACATATTCTTGTAGAATTCGGACCGGCTCTTCGCATCTCCGCGCATCAGACCGTTTGTCTGGAATGCAAAATAGAGAGAGTCCTTCTCGTCTTCGCGGAGCAGCTTACGTGCAAACTCCGCCTGGATCTTAACGAGCCAGGGCATCAATGTATAGGTCACGTATTCGATACCCATAAGCTCGGTATTGTTGTACGTGGCCTTATCCAGATCTCCAATCATATGAGGCGGAACGCCAAATATGGCAGCAATCTCACTCCGCTGGAATTTGCGAGTCTGGATAAACTGCGCATCCTCAAGCGGAATGTTGATCCGGTTGTACTTCATTCCACCCTCCAAGATCAGCGGCTGATGAGCGTTCGCCATCCCGACCACCTGCTTCCGGAGATCCGTCTTCAGGCGCTCATATGCTTCTTTCTTCAGGGCGGCAGGGTATTCAAACACGGACTCCACGTTTCCGCCCCGGCTGAAGAAGCTCTCACCGTACCCCTGCGCCTCGATTGCGAGCGCAAGGTTCTCACGATGGACAGCGATGGGAGACTTTCCTTTCAGCGGATCCGTACCCAGGCCCTTGATGTGGATAATATCATCCGGAGTGAGCACCTGGGATCCTACGCGGTAGTGGAGATGACCCGTATTGTCATCGAGATACGGGGATACATCTTCGCTCTTAAGATATGCAATGCCGGTCGGGACATAATCGAAATCGCGATAAATGCGTGCATAGCCATTCCCGCGAGCAAGGGCATTCGACATAATCCACTGGATGAGGTCGAAGCGATTCCAGTATTCTGACGGCTCTGAGAGAACGCGAAGTGCCGGATGATTCTTGACGCGCTCGCGGCCATCTTTGCCGCGACGGTATAGATGCAGCGGGAGGATTCCAACAGAATTACTCAGCAGCTGAATGCAGGCCCAAACAGTAGCAAGGCCCAACGCATTGTCAACTGAGACATTCATTGGGCCGTTAGGTTGAGAGATTAGCTCATTGATTGCACGGTCGATGTTGTAAACATCCTCCGGTTGCGGCTGCTGGGCCTGTCCGCTGCGCTTAAAGAATTTGAAAACACCCATAGATTTAGCACATCTACGAATACAAAAATATGGGTGGAGCAACCGAAAAAACGGTTGTAGAAGTTACTTTTTTTGGAAAACTTTCCTCGTTAATTAGATAAATATCTGAAAATCATATGATTTAGCCATGTCACTCCGATAGGGTTAGCATTCCGCGCGTTGCGTAGGGGTTTTTATCGTCCAGATCAGCCTGATCCGTCATCATCTGACCTATCGCCTCTATGGTCGCAACCACGCCGTCAATCTTCTGTGTAGACTTGCTTTTATCCGGCTTGATATTGCCGGCCGCGTCGGTCACTATCGCTACGGATGCCATCATCCATCTGAGGACAGGATTACCAAAATGCTCAAGTTTCTGAGTCAGTACAAGCCTTTCAAGCTCTTTAGTCGGCGTAGACATCGACCCGAATCCCTGCCCGAATGGAGACATCTCCAACCCCTCTGCCTGAAGATGTATGACCGCCTGCGATGAGTTCCATCGGTCATAGGCAATCTCCTTTACATCGTATTTCTCGCAGATCGACAGGATGTCAGACTCGATGAAGTCATAATCGGTCACATTGCCGGGAGTAGTCTTGACGTATCCGGCATCTACCCACGCGGCGAATGAAGCATTACTCTGGCGGATCTTCTCGGCCAGCGAATCCTCAGGGATCCAAAAGAAGGGTAGTACCTGGTATTTGTCGTTCTCATTGAAAAGCAGGACGAAGGCCGTCATATCGCTCGTGTTAGACAAGTCGAGCCCGCCCCAACATTCGCATCCCTCAAGGTCCTCCGGTTCTGTGTCTCCCTTGCATAGCTGCCACTTCTCATCCACAATCCAGGTCTTCTCGGCGTCAACCCACATATTCAGGTGCTTCGTTTTCACGTTCCGAACAGCCTCCGGACGGTTCTTTGCATCATTGACCTGCTCCGCGATGTAGTCTGTATCCACGGAGATCCCAAGATTCGGATTGGCCTTTATCCAGTTGGCCGGACTATCCCAATCATCCCCATCGTCCATCGAGTATATTGCCACGAACAAAGAATCGTCATCATTGACGCCATTCAGCACATTGACAGCATTCTTCCTGAACAGGAAGCAAGGGTAATTTTTATTGAAGCCGGCAGTCGTGATGATGAACATCAGCGGCTGACGCCTTGCACCGGTACCAGACACCATCACGTCAAACATTGCATTTGTGGGATGTGCGTGATACTCATCAACGATTACGCAGCTTGGTGAATAGCCATCGTGGATGCCGGCATCAGATGACAGGGCTTTATAGGTCGATGCGGTATCCTCGACGGTCAGCGCGTTGGACCAGACGGAGACGCGCTTTTTTAGGTCCGAATTCAAGACCGCCTGTTTTGCGTCGTTAAAGCAGATCTTCGCCTGGTCGCGAACGGCGGCAACGGAGTACACTTCGGCACGCGGCTCCTTATCGGCCACCAGCATATAGAGCGAGATGCCAGATGCGAGAGTGGTCTTGCCGTTCTTTCGCGCCACTTCGACATATGCGCGCCGATACCTGCGCGTCCCATCCGGGCGGATCCATCCGAAGATAGATTCGACGATGAACTTCTGCCACCCTTCGAGCTGCAGTGGATGGCCGGCCCATTTCCCTTTCGTATGCTTCAGGCGCTCGATGAACTTTACCGCTCTTTGGCCGGCACGCTCATCGAATGTCAGACCGGTCTCCATCTGACGGCCAAGATCCGCGACGTG